AAGCGATCATCCGCGCACTTGTCTCTCACAAACTCTGCGAGCTTTGATGGACCCCGCCGTTCCGGCGGTCGTGCGAGGGAATTCGCGAAATCATTTCGCGACTGGGCCCGGGGTTGCCCCGAGGCGAGGATAAGCAGGCTAAGCCTGTTTCCCCCACTAGTTTATAACTTAGTGCCAGGCGTACCAAGGTTTAAAACCTTGTTCCGCGGTGATACCGGATCAGCTGAGAGCTTTGACAGGTTAGACCTAGTCGAATCCGATAACACCTTTGAAATTGATGTAGATGATCTCACCAATTTCGTCCATGAAGACCGGATATCCGGTCTTGACGGACTCACAGGGTACCTCCTTCTTCAATTTTCAATTGAAAAGGGGATCCAACAAGGTTACCTTGTTGGAGACCCGTGGTATTCAACGGAGAATCCGCTGAGGACCACCGGAGTACCTCCCCAGATAGCGGTTGTACCGGTAGGGGAGCCCGGGTTTAAAACTCGGACAATCACCGTCGGAGAGGATTGGCTAAGCCAATTCCTCTCTCCCTTTGGGCACGAGCTTAAAGCTAGTCTGCAGGAGCATCCTGCAGCGTGCGACGGTTTAAAAGCTTCTCACCAACTCTTCGAGTGGTGCAAGAAATCTGTCCGAAGGACAGGTACTGCGCGAGGCGCAGAACTTGATCAGCTTTCAGCTGAAGGGAAGCTTTTCTTTCTGACGTCTGATCTCAGCCAGGCATCAGAGTGGCTCGAACACAAAGTGTCGAGATGCCTACTCTCTAATTTCATTAAAGGCATAGGCATGGATCAGCCCTACTTTCGAGTAGCGACTGACCTTTTAACCTCACCCCGGATGATATCACGGGTTCATGGCTCTAAGAGCTATGAATATTACGCTTCGCGTACAGTGAGAGCCTCGCTCATGGGTGACCCAGGAACGAAGGCAGCCCTCACGCTCACAATGATTGTGGCTGAGGAAGCCGCCTACCGAGATTATCTCGGTCAGGTGGGCGATCCGCCGCATGCTAAGCATGTATGGCGGACATTTGTGAACTCGGGTGATGACCACCTCGCCACCGGTCCCAGGTTGTACCTGGAATTGATCGGTGAACACCTAACGAAGTTAGGTGCTGTTCTGAACCTAGATATGTGCTACATATCTAGGCTCGGGGCTTTCTACACAGAGGAACTCGTGTTGAAAGTCGCCGACACTCGGTTTAACCGAGGCGGTAAGCAGCTACACGAATTCTACAAGAATTCGATTCACGTTGATGGAATCAAGGTGAGACTGCTGAGCAGGTCAACCAAGGTAACCTTGGTACGTGACGAAAAGAACGTCGCACTTGGAAAGATGCGTGACCTCTCAAAGAAACTTTCTTGGCTACCAAGAGAGTTTGCAACCACCTATGTCGATCTGACATTGGCCCGTGCTAAGCATCGGTTTGGACCACTCATTTCATGGGATAGTCCATTAACCTACTGGGGAGCCCAGTATGGTGGTTTAAATTTACCTGTACCGTCATGGCTAAGCCATGACGACCTGCATACAGGCTGGACTAGGTTACCTAGTGCAGTACAGGACGCGCTAGTCGCAACTTCGTTAAACGAAGTGGACGAACATGTTAAACATGCACTGCGACTTTTCGCTAGCAACACAACATATCGTGGTATCACCATGAGAACTGTAGCTGAGGATCAGCTAAAGTTCATATTCAGTCACCTTGTAGGCGACTCGATCAATGGCATAGATGCTCTATGTCAAACAGCCATTGAGAATGGCTGGATCGCTTCCATTGAAGATTTTGAAGTTCTCAACTTCAAGTCCAAATTAAATTTGGCATCTTCACATGGGTACATCAGTCTTAGCGAAGCTATTCAGATGTTTGAACGTCCCACTGCATTCAAAGAATGTTTGACTGGTTTAACCAGTATTATGGAGACGAATCCGAT